TCTCCGACGAGACCGTCCTGCTCTTAATAGAAGATCGACTTGCCACCGACACCTACGAAAATGTCCTCAACAGTCGTAAGCAGTTTAAATATTACGAAGACATTGAATTTAGCACGTATATTCTAGGTAATAAGAAATATAGGATTGCAACGGAAATACATAAATAGAACGGAAGTGGTAGACGTATGGCTATTCGTGATTGGTTTCTGTGGGGCTCCAATAAACCCCAAGACCAGGTAACAGCTCTAGATGACCATGTATCCATTGCGATTAAACAAATCGAGGATGAAGAGATTCAGAAGAGCGCTAAGAACAAAACAAAAGTGAACAGAGCGAAAGCATATGAGGAGCCTTTAATTAACGGATTTTCGATGAACCCCGATTTTAAAGAGGCTCCTTCTATTTCAGGAACACACAACTTACTGAACACACTAAAGATATGGTCAAGAAAGAACATTATCCTGAACGCGATTATTAATACACGTATTAACCAGGTGTCTATGTTCTGTGTACCAGCTCGACACAATGAAAAAGGTGTAGGCTACGAGGTACGGCTAAAAGACCCGCTAGAGGAAGAAAGTACGCATGATAGAGCCACCATTAAACGAATTGAAAGCTTCCTGGAAAACACAGGATCGATCAAAGATGACTTTACCCGTGACAACTTCACCTCATTTGTAAAGAAGCTTGTACGAGACCGTCTAACATACGACAAAATCAATTTCGAGCTGATCTATGATAAAGAAGGTAAGCTGCACCATTTTAATGCGGTAGACGCTTCTACAATCTATGTAGCGGTCGATTCGAAAGGGAAAGAACCAAAAGGTAAAAATGCATCCCGTTATGTTCAGATCATAGACAAGCAGAAGCAAGCAGAGTTTAAGGCTAATGAGATGGCCTGGGAAGTTCATAACCCGCGTACAGACATTACAGTAGGTCGTTATGGTTACCCAGAGCTAGAGATCGCTTTAAACCACCTTCAATACCATGAGAACACAGAGCAGTTTAACGCACGTTTCTTTGCACAAGGTGGAACAACTCGTGGGTTACTTCATATTAAAACAGGCCAAGAGCAGTCTAACCAGGCGTTACAGTCATTCCGTAGAGAATGGACAAGCATGTTTAGTGGATTAAATGGAGCCTGGAAAATTCCAGTTATTACAGCTGAGGACGTTAAGTTTGTAAATATGACACAATCGTCTAAAGACATGGAATTCGAAAAATGGTTGAACTACTTAATCAATGTAATCAGTTCGATCTTCTCTATTGATCCATCTGAGATTAACTTCCCTAACCGTGGAGGAGCAACAGGTAACTCTGGTAACACATTAAACGAAGGTAACTCGTCTGAGAAGTACCGTAACTCGAAAGATAAAGGGTTAGAGCCTCTTCTGAAATTTATCGAAGACGCAATAAATAAATACATCGTCGCTCAATTTGGAGACAATTATGTGTTTAACTTTGTTGGCGGAGATAGTAAGACAGAACTAGAGATTATTAATATCTTAAAAGAGAAGGCTAGCATTGGTCTTACAATCAATGATGTACGTGCTGAACTAGGTTACCCTGATATACCTGGTGGGGACGTAACATTAGCTGGTGTTCATGTTCAACGCCTGGGCCAAGAGCTACAGAAAGAACAAATGGAGTATCAACGTAAGATGGATATGAACCAGTTTGTAGCGCAGCAGACAGGCTACAACGGGGACTTAGACAATGTGAATGGTAAAGGTACCCACAACAAGCAAGTAGGCAAGGACGGGCAATTAAAGGGTGCTAATAACACGAACTCTACCCCACAAGGCGGTAAAAAGGATGACGGATCACCAGCAAACGACTGGGAGGTATAACCTCCTTGTCTCCGTTTCCTAAACTAATTAGTGTTTGTGTTATATTATAGATAACGCCGGTCTGCTCCGAAAGGTATAACAGCGGACTATGATATAATAGAGAGAGGGGGTAATTCCTCTGAGCACACAGGAAGGTAAAATCGATCTGTTTGTTCCGATTGACCTTGAGGAGTCTATTAAAAAGAGTAATGAGAATGACACAGAGAAGGCTTGGTACCTTCGAGGTTATGCTACTACTCCGGATTTAGATTTACAAGAGGATATCGTTGATCCTAACGGAATTGATATTTCACACCTCGTTGAGCGTGGTTATATTAATTACGAGCACCACCAGGGGAACGATTACATTATTGGGGTTCCTACAGAGGGTACTCACGTCGATCCTAATGTTGGTTTATACGTAGAGGCTAAACTGTACAAAGGAAATCCATATGCTAAAAGTATTTGGGATTTAGCTAACAATATCGCAAAGTCCGGTATTTCACGTAAGCTTGGGTTTTCTATCGAAGGGTATGCGAAAGCACGAGATAAAAGTGACCCGAGGATTATCAAGAGCACTTATATCACAAACGTAGCTGTTACAACAAACCCTGCTAACCCTAATGCAACTTGGGACGCATTCATGAAAAGCTATCTAACTGGTTTCGGAATTTCTCCGGAAACACAAACGGATGCAGCCGCACTCCGTACAGAATCATTTGCGCGAAGCTTACATAATTTATCTTACGCCTACAAGCTGGTTGACCAGCCAAAAGAGCTAAAGAAAATGTGGGACGAGGTTGGTACTTACTTAGATTCAATGGGTCGTTACTCTCCGGAAGCTGCAGTTATGTTCTTGCAGTTATCGAAAGGGTACTCTCGTGCAGAGGCTGTCGCAAAGATTGATAAGTTAATCCAAGATAATAAGTAGAAAGGACTGAAATAAATTGGCTGAGAAATTATCATTTCAAAAGTTAAACGCAGAGTTAGATCAGATGTCAGAAGAGCCTGTAGAAAAATCTGAGGGTGCAGAAGATACTGAGCCTAAAGTAGAGCAGGAAGAGGAGAAGGTCGAGGATAAGAAAGAAGAAAAGGCCGAAGAACCTAAAGCAGAAGAAAAAGAAGAAGAGCAACCAGAAAAAGGTGAAGAGGATGAAGAAAAACCAAAATCTCCTGATGAGCCTATTAAAGCAGAAGACATCGAAAAGTCGGAAAAGCCTGAGAAAGAAGAGGCTAAAGAAGACGACAAGGAAGATAAAGGCAAGAAGAAAGATAAGAAAAAGGTAGAAGAGAAAGAAGAGAAGGAAGACGTTAAAAAGTCTGCTGAATCCACAATCTCTGAAGCTGATCTTATCGGCGCTTTCGAAATGGTTGTTAAATCATTCGGTAAAGTCCAAAAGAGTAATAGTTCTTTAGACGAAAAAGTAGAGTCTCTATCTAAATCTGTAGCAGAGCTTATTGCCCTTGTTAAAGAAAATAAAGTAGAGAAATCTGCCGACGTTAAGGAAATTGCTGAAGGTATTAAAGATAAGATTGAAAAGAGCGTTCAAGAGGAAGAAGTTCCTGAAGGTAAAGCTGTAGAGGCTATTGTTAAATCTGAAGACGGCGTAGTCGTTCCAGAAGTAGCAGCAGAAGAAACAGTCGAAGAGGAGCCTAAACCTTTCGTTCCTGAAGAGCATATCGATGCAGTAACTTCTTATTATATCACTACACCTGCGTTAACTGATAATGACCGTACTGAAATCCGTCATGCAGTTAACCGTGTAAAACGAGGAGAGCCTAGCGATTTTGATATTAACCTCTTCAAAGGAATTGTAGGTCACAAGGATAAATAAGAAAAAATACAGTTAACTGTTATATTAAAGAGGAAGCACTTTTTACAGCTTCTGCAGAGAGGTTCCTCCTCCTAACCTCTCTGTAATTTAAACTATTGGATATTCTAAAAATTTATATAAACCTATAAGGTTATGAAAGGACGACTTAAACCATGACAGATTCTAAAAATCGTGAATTACCACAAGGTGCCGAAACGATCATCGAGGGCATTACGAAGTCATTTACAACTGGTTTTGGTATCACTCCACAAACACAAACAGACGCAGCTGCTTTACGTCGAGAGTTACTAGACAGCGAAGTTAAAATGTTAGCGTTCCAAAACACAGATTTCACTATCTACCCTGCAATTGCTAAAAAGCAAGTTAACAGTACAGTAGAGAAATATGCAGTATTCAATCAACACGGTCGTACAGGCCATAGCCGTTTCGTTCGTGAGGTTGGGGTAGCTTCTATCAATGACCCTAACATCCGTCAAAAGACTGTACAAAT